CAAGTATATGTGATGGCAGACCTTGTGAAGTTCATAAGTCCTGACCCTGACAAAATACAGATGTTGGCATCCTTTGGCTGCTCGATTACCGAGATAGCCAAGTATTTTAGGATTGACGAAAGTACAGTCCGTAAGAAATATAAGGATGAATTGGAAACTGGCCGCGAGTCGCTGAAGGTGAAACTACGCCAGTTACAATGGGACCATGCCGCCAGGGGCAATACTGCCCTTTTGATATGGCTTGGTAAACAATATCTTGGCCAGACAGACCGAAAGGAGATAGACCTTATTGGTAATCTGGAGTCGGTGTTGAAGGATTGTGGTTTTGAAGACAGTCCGATAGACGCGGAGTATAGTGTTGAAGAAGAAGATACTGAACAAGCAAAAGCTGTGGGATCTCGTAGGCTACAAGCCAACAAAGATCCAGCGTGACGTGCATGACAGTCCCTGTCGTTTCCGCGTAAATATACAGGGGAGACGTAGTGGGAAGTCCTATAGTGCTGCCCGTGAAGCTCTGCCATATATTTTATCACCCGGCTCGCGTGGCTGGGTGGTCAGTCGCAACTATGAGTTATGCGACAAAATTGGTCGGATTATTAAAGAAGATATATTCTTTAAGTTAAAATTACCGCCCATAAGTAAGAAAGAGATCAGTGGTCAGATATATTATTTTAAACTCGCAGGATTAAATAGCGAAGTATGGATAAAAAGCGCGGACAATCCAGACAGTTTGGTTGGCGAAGGGTTAGATTGGTTGATAATAGATGAAGCAGCGACACTTCCAAGTTCATTAATATGGGAACAGTACCTACGGCCTACACTGGCAGATCGTAATGGCTGGGCCTTATTTACGAGTACGCCGAGATCCT